GGGACAACCCCGCCGCTTTCCGGAAACCCGCAGAACAGGACGAAGCAAAGCAGGAAAAGACGGAGCCCGCCGAACCGGTTATTGCGGATGAAGTCATTGAGAGATGGGGCGAGGGCTTCTCCTCGGACGACTACCGCATCATGGAAGAACACTACCATATGCTGAAGCGGCAGAACCCCAACTGCAACTCAAATCAGGAAATATTCATAAAGGACCTCTGCCCGCTGTTTTTAATGAAACTGTATGCGGAAAGGTCCAAGGACGCCGACGATTTCAAGAAACTAAGCGAAACGTATCGTGCAACTTTCAAAGAAGCAGGTCTTCAGACCAAAGTTGAGACGAACGACGGACTTGACTCCCCTCTCGGCGTCACGATCGGTATGATGGCTCAGTTTGCGCCGGAATACTTCTATAAGGACAAAACACTGTATAAGGATTTCGATGGGCTTGACGACTATTGTCAGCGTCATATTTTCCGCCCGCTTAAGAATCTGACTCTCGGCACAGATGAGGACGATCCTGTGTACCATGTAAGTCCGGGTGACGAAAATGAATAGTGGCGTTCGGGCGGCTATGACCGCCAATTCTGTGATAAATCGCGGGGTGAAATCTTCATCCGCCGCCGAAAAATCAGACATTCAGGAGTTTGATTTCGAAGCTCACGCGGATCAGAATCAGCTTGAGCTGAACACGAAGTTTCCTGCTACTCATTATCTGAGCGGCAGAAGATCGGTCTGTAACACCATGCTCTGGATTACGTTATTCCGGAGAAACCTTCATAGGTTCGTTATTGACTATCTCGGCATCAAGCTATATCCGTATCAGGTCGTTCTG